CCTGGCCCAGTGTAAGAGATTATAAAGTTGTTTATTATATCATTTAATGATATAAAAGCATTTGTAAGAATTGTATCTGCCATGGGTATTATTTTTGATCGTTAACGTTTATTTGTTGTTCTTTACTATTAGCTAAAGACATAACAAATTGATCTTTCGTCATTACTCCCGCGTAGCCTAATATTTTATCTATTAACAATGGTTGATCTGATTTATGTATTTCAAAGTCAGTAGAGTCTAAAGGATTGTAAATATAATGTCCTAACTCAGAATCTATATTAAAACCCCATTTAACATCAGCTGGGAATTTTAAATAATTTAAAACAACATCACCAGTAAGTGTTGGAAACAAGGTTATTTCTCCGCCTTCATAAATATAAACAGGGTAAAAAGCTGTAGGCGCTGTTAATGAGATTGATTAGTTGTATAAATCTCGTATTGCTGTATTCTTTGAGCTTCTCTATTACTGTATATTACAGAACCTAACTCTTGAACAGCTGAGGTTGGTGTTATTTTTGAGTTAACTAAAGTTAAAGTTTCATTTGTTTTAAATATAGATATTTTTTCATCTAGTAAAGCCATCCTGTCAGCATAAGCTAAAGAAGTTTGGGGCATACCTAATAATTGATTTAAGTCATCAAAATATTGGGTGAATATCTCTTGTTGTGCCTGAGTAGCAATTTTGTTAAATTCATTTGGCGTCAAAACACCTCTTTTCTCTTGCTCTAGAACAACTAGAACAGCTTTATAAACTGAGTTTATGTTTATAGCCATTTTTACTTTTTTTAGGTTACTTGTTAAAATATAGCCGACCGCTTTTAACAGCCGGCTTATATTGATTATTACATGTTATATGAACTTTTTCTCTATAGATTTAAAAATTTCCAATCCTTCATCTGTCTTAAAGAAAGCCGCCATAGCTGAATACGGGTGCTCGTCAAAAGGAACAGTCATAAGTTTCTTACCATTAGATGCCCAAACAAAAGTTCTTTGATCTGCTGATAGTTTTATTATACCTGCTTCAGTTGCTTTAATAGCAAAGTTTCTTAATTGTACATTTTCATCATTAGCTAGATCAATAAATAAATCTGGATTATTCTTAGCGAACATAAGAAGATCTCTTTTTATTTCTCTACTAGTCATCTTAGATACTTCAGAACCTACTTCTACTCTTAATATAGCCTCTGCTTGATCAATATCCATAGATTTAGCTGCGTTTAAAGCTTCGATCTCCATTTCTAAATATACTAAATCATCAGTTGCTTTTTCTACTTTACTAAACTCATAATACTTAGCGTTTAGAGAAGGGTGATAAATAGATAATAGTTTCTGTAAATTTTGTTTTTGTTTAGGTACAAATAAAGTACCATTTTTAAATATCACATGACCAAGTGTTGATTCACCTTTTTGTTTTTCTACAAGTGGTGAATTTTGATTGGTTGCGTATCTTAATTCTTTTTGTTCCCCGGTTTTTTCATCGAACCACAATAAAGGAAATCTACCAGAATGTCTTGATGGTAGAGTAGCTGTTAATGGAGTGTATGGACCTTTTAAAATATAAGTTCTATCTTTAATCTCCCATTTTGGTTCAGCTGGTTCTACTTTTACTTGTTTTGTTTTTATAGGCTGAGGTGCAACCTCTGCTTTTACTACTGCTTTTTTAGCTTGATTTGCCATAATATAATAAAATAAAAATGTTAATAAAAGTAATGATTACCCCCGTTGATATAACGAGGGTAAAAATTACAGTAATTTACTCTTGTATTAGTCAGTAAACAATACGAAGTTGTTTGCCGCTTGTACACATAAACATCTTTCAGATAAGAAGTGTACTTCCATTGCGTCAAGATCAGAAGTGTAAGCTCCACCAACAGATCCAGTTAACCAAGACTTCATACGTCTGTCATCGCTTTGAGATGCTCTATAACGTACGTGTAAGAATGGTCGTCTGATGTTAGTTCCTAAAATTTGATCATAAACAGTAGAAGTTCCAGCTGGTACTAAGATACCTTCGATACCTGCGTCAGCAACAGCTCCTCTTGTAGATGCATCGTTTAAGTATTTCCAGTCAGTCTTGTAGAAGTCATAAGAACCTCTTCTGAATCCTGAGAAACCTAAGTTTAATGCCATATCTTCTGAATTTTCAAATAACCCATAAGCAACACCACCGTTTGCTCCAGCAGATACTCCGCCTAACATGTTATCGATAGTTAAAGAAAGTTGACGATTAACGAATAACATATTTTCTTCGATAGCTCCTTGAGTATCTAAGTTTTTAAGAATTTCGTCAAACTCAGTTAAAACTCCAGCAGCAGGTGCAAATCCAGAATAAATGTTACCTCTTGATTTTACAGCAGCAAATAAACCTTCAGTCCCTTTATATGAAACATCTCCAGCGATAGCAGCAACACCAGATCCAGCAGCAGCTTTAGTTCCTTCAACTACAGACATTTCTAGGTAATCTTCAAAACGTAGTCTAGTTTCAGACTCAGCTTTTAAATACCATAAATATCCTCCAGTTCCATCTTCAGTAGCAACTTCAACCCATCCAATCTGAGCAGCGTCAGATCCAGAGATAGCGTATTTGTCTTTAATGATGATAGGTGAGTTAGAGAACTGAGTGAAAGAAGGAGTAATTGACTTTATGTCAGAATCTCCAGTTCCTTTTTGAAACTCAGAACCGTATACAAAAATCTTCAAGTCTGTATCTAATACGTTGAAAGTATCATCAAGATCAGCTCCAGTATAAGTAGCAACTGTAAGAGTAGCTAAAGTACCAGCTCCGTTGTTAACGCTGTCTGTTACTAATGCAGTTACTTCTAGTCCGTTTGCAGGATCTAAAACTACGATAGTATCATTTTTAGAGATAACATTGTTTACTTGAGATGTTCCACCAGTTACAAATGTTAAAGTAGTAGCCGTAGCAACAGTTACTTCATTGTAAGCAATATGTAATCTATTTTGTTCAGACCATACTACTTGATCAGAAGTCATAGGCATTTCAGCACCTACCATACGTAAGAATCCAGATAATGTTCTGTTTCCGTAACGCTCTACTTCTTGTTCATAAATTTCAGGTAGATATTGTTGTGCAAAATCGTTTCCTGATCCATCTGTAAAACTTAAATAGTTGTCAGATAGTAATTGTTGTTTTTGACTCGGCTTAATTGAACCGAATGCGTTGTTTAATGCCATTTTTAAATGATTTTAAATGTTAAATTTTTATTTTTTTTATTTTTAATTTCGATGAACTTAAAGCACCTTCATTTAACACCTTTACTTTGATACCATCTTTAAAACCTGTTTGAGGCGATTGCCTTAAGGCTTGACTTGGATTTTTTGAACTGTCTATAACTTGTTTGACAGCATCAGCTTTTCCTTGTTCGTAAAAATGATTAGCAATAGTATCGACGTTAGCAGCGGCGTACATAGCTTTGTGATAACCTGCTGGGTCTTTAACACTACCATCTTTGTTAAGGAACTTCCCTACGATGTTAGTAATGTTTGACTGAGTTTCTGCAACTTTACTAGGATCCTTTACGCCATACCTGAATTTCTTTTCTCCTAAATTGAAATCAAAACCTTTGAAATCTTGTGAGAATAGTTTTTTAGTTTGGTCTTTGAATAACTCGTGTTGTTGCTCGGCTTTGCCTTGCTCTTCGTTATATCTATTGAAAAAGTCCACAGCTTTCTTTTGTTCTTGAGTTACGCCCGGTCTCAACTTGATCTCGTCGTAGTATTTACTCTTTGTTTCCTCCAAAAAGCTTTTGGCTTTTGCAACTTCTTCTTTAAATGCAAGTTTTTTCTTGCGTATATCTCTTTCTTCATCTAGATCTTCATCGTATGAAAAATCTTCAAGTAAGAGACTTAAATCCTCATTATCTAAATAAGGCTTTGTTTTCTTGTAATACTCTTTAAGTAATGTGTTGTTATCAATACTAGAATAATCAGCGTTTAAACGTACGTAATCATCAATAGTACCACCGGTTTCTTCCATGAATGAAACTAGCTTTTCAACGTTTTCTGGTAAATTAATTCCAGCGCTTTGCTCTACAATAGCTTGATCTAGCTGCTCTTCTAAAATCTCAGCTTCGTTTTGAGAAACCTCCTCTGTTATTTCTTGAATAATTGGGTTTTCATCTTGAATGGAGCTTTCCCCTGATGATACTTGTTCACCCACTTCTTGTATAATTTCGGGTTGTTTATCTGCAACCACGTTTGCTGTTTCTTGCTCTGTATTGGCATTTTCTTCTGTTTTAGTTTCTTCGTTGTTTATTACAACTTTTGTAACTTCTTCAACAGCTGTTTTTTCAGCAGGTTTAGATAGATCAACTTTAATAGGTTCGTCTTTCGTTTTACCTAAATTTTTAGGTTTAATTTTTTTACCCTTCAAGGAGAACTCTCCCTCTTGTTTTTCTTGTGACATAATATAATATAATTAAATAGTTAATGTTTGCTTTTATTTAAAGCTTTGCCTACTGCATACCAAATCCACTTAAATCATCAAAAGCAGATGATTCAAAGTCTTTAGGTAGCTCATCGTTTTGTCTTTGAGCTATCATTTTTGATTGCTGTGTAGCTTGTATTCTTGTTCTTTCGTCTTTACGATCTTCTATTTCAGTCTCTCTACCTTTTTCGGCATCAGCTTTTATTTTTGCTAATTGAAACTGATAGTTAAATTCTTCAGCCATTAGCTCTCTTTTTATTTGAGCCTCTGTCTGCATACGTTGTATTTCAAACTGTGATTTTGCTTGCTCTATACTTACTTTCTCTTGAGTTAGAGCTTGTTGTTTCTGAACTTCAGCCATCGCAGCTTTTTCAGCAGACTGCGCGTTTGCTTGTGCTTGAGCCTGTATGTTAGCTTGTTGATCAGCCATTTTTTGTTGATGACGTTTCTTTTTCTTAAGCTTTAATAACTGGTTAGCCATTTTTAAATTTCTAACCTGTCTTATGTCTATAATATCATCAAGATCTACGCTTCCAGTTTGTAATGCTACTTGTAAATTTTGCTCTAGCTTAGCTTTTTCTTCTTCGTCAGGCTCTAGTTCTAGATATATACCAAAATCATGTAGATTTAAGTTTTCAATTTCAGTAAGTGTTTGAAAGTTATAATTAGATATACTTTGCTTTAATGAATTAGCTGTTAATGGGTATGATAAAGAATCTGCTATTTTTAAAGAAATATTTTCACACACTCTTAAAGTTAAAAACAATTGAGCCTGCATTAAGTGTCTTGTAGCTGTATTAGATGCATTGACTGCCATTTTTTGCAAACCTAGTAAAGAGTCTTTATCTGGTGTAGAACCATCTCTTGCTTCATTTAATCCGGTAACATCTCTTATCATTTGCAGATAATACTGATAAGTACCTATTAAACTCTGTATTTTAGCTTGACCTGATGATGAAGCTAATTCTTGAATAGGAACCTTACCTGCATTCATACCTCCATCTTGAGTCAAAGATCTACCAACAACACTACCTGTTTGGAAGTACATATTAAGAGC